GGGTATCGTATCTTAATTTTACCTTTTACACTGCCTACTACAACTAAAGGTGGTATACAACTTGCTAGACAAACTATTGATAAAGAAAGATTGTCAACAGTTGTAGGTCACGTAGTTGCTTTAGGTCCCGACGCTTATGCAGACACTATTAAGTTTCCAGAAGGTCCTTGGTGTAAAAAAGGTGATTGGGTTATATTCGGCAGATATGCAGGTGCTCGTTTTCAAATCGAAGGTGGCGATATGCGACTTTTAAATGATGACGAAATACTAGCAGTCGTTGATGACCCTGAAGCTATAATATCATAATTAACAGGAGAAATTATGCAAGATAACACAAACACAGCTGAAGATATTGAACTGGTATTACCAGAAGATGAAGAAACGCAACAAGAAGAAACAGAACAATCTGTTGAGACAGTTGCAGAACAAAGTGAGCAAAAAAGCGAGCTAGATGAAATAAGTGATAACGTTAAAAAACGTATTGACAAACTTACTTATAAAATGCGTGAAGCAGAACGCCAAAGAGATGAAGCGTTAAATTACGCAAAATCTATTAATAATACCAACACAGAGCTACAAGAAAAATTAAAAAATTCTGACTCATCGCTTTTCAAAGAGTACGATAATAGGGTACAATCGGATATTGAGAGAGCTAAAATTCATTTGAAAGAAGCTCAAGACTCAGGAGATGCAGAAGGAGTAGCTAATGCGACTGAACAATTATCTCGTGCTAGTGCTGAAGCAGAAAATTTAAAAAGACTGCAAGCACAACAAGCAATCAGGGATAAGAAAGCAGAAACACAGCAAAACGTGCAACCAGACCCAGTCCAATTAAAGACTGATGCAGCCCCAGCACCTGACCCAAAAGCAGAGGCGTGGGCAAGCAAAAATACTTGGTTTGGTCAAGACACAGTAATGACTTTTGCAGCTTTTGGTATACATAGAGAATTAGTTGAAGAACAAGGTTATGACCCAACTTCTGACGAATACTATGAAGAAGTAGATAAAAGGATGAAACAAAATTTTCCAACAAAGTTTTCGCAAGAGCAACAAGCCCCCGTGCAACAGGTTGCTGCCTCAACTCCTGGAGTTGCAGGTAAGAAAGGAGCACGCAAAGTAAAACTAACACCGAGTCAAGTAGCAATAGCTAAAAGATTAGGCGTTCCATTAACCGAATATGCTAAGCATATCGAAGGAGTATAAAATGACAGAAGATATTAAAAATTCAGAAGTCGGCACAGACAGAAACTCTAGGTCTGCAGAGACACGTGAAACTCAAACACGCAGTAAACCTTGGACACCCCCGTCAATGTTAGACGCACCCACACCTCCTCCTGGATATAAATTCAGATGGATTCGTGAATCTACTAGAGGTAACGATGATAAATCTAATATGTCTAAACGTATTAGAGAAGGCTATGAACCTGTGAGAGCAGAAGATTATCCTGATTTCGAAGCACCTAGTATTGACCACGGAAGAAATAAAGGGGTTATTGGTGTTGGAGGACTAATACTCGCTAAAGTTCCTGAAGAAACCGCTAAATCAAGAAATGATTATTTTGCACAGCAGGCACAGACTGCTATCGACGGTGTAGACCAGAATCTTATGCGAGAGAGTGACCCTAGAATGCCTTTAAATAAAAGTGATATAAAAAGGTCTTCTAAGGTTGAATTTGGTAGTAGGAATAATTCAAACGAAAGTTAGAATGTTCCGACGAATATTAACTATAAAAACTTAGGAGAAAATCATGGCAAATACAAACGCCCCTGATGGTTTTACCCCTGCTTATCACATTTATGGTGGTATTATTCGTCCTGCAAAAATGAGAATCGCAAGTGGTTACGGCACTTCAATATTTAGTGGAGATGTTGTTACTCTTTCTAGCGGTTATGTTCAACAAGCAGGAGCGACTGATACACCCGTCGGTGTGTTTTACGGGGTATTTTTTACAGCGTCTGATGGTACACCTACGTTTTCTAAAGTGTGGACAGCGAGTACTGCAACACAAGGTAGTGCTGATGCCGAAGCTTTAGTTTACAATGACCCTGGAATTGTATACGAAGCTCAATTTACTGCAGGAACACCTGCTGTAAGTTTTATCGGTAATAAATACACTCTTTCTACAACTGCTGGTAGCACAGTTACTGGTAGGTCTAAAGAGGGTGTTACAGCAACAACATCTAGTGGTGTAGCATTATGTGTAGGCTTTGCGTCAAATCCAAGCAATTCGATTGGTGCTAACGCAAGAGCTCTATTCTCGTTCCCAACTAACACTTTTGCAGTCTAATATAGGAGAATATAAATGGCAATTAACAGAGCACAACTAGTCAAAGAGCTAGTTCCTGGCTTGCACGCTCTCTTTGGATTAGAGTATGACAGTTATGAAAACCAACATGAAGAAATCTTCGACACAGAAAGTTCAGAAAGAGCTTTTGAAGAAGAAGTTATGCTTTCAGGTTTCGGCGAAGCACCTACTAAAGGTGAGGGAGCAGCTGTTATCTATGATACTGCACAGGAATCGTTTACATCAAGATACACACATGAGACTATAGCCTTAGCTTTTGCATTGACAGAAGAAGCTATCGAAGATAACCTCTACGATACTCTTTCTTCAAGATATACAAGAGCACTAGCAAGGTCGATGAATACTACAAAGCAAGTTAAAGCAGCTAATGTTTTAAACAACGCTTTTAATTCATCCTTTGTTGGAGGCGACGGTAAAGAGTTATGTGCAACTGACCACCCAACTGTAGGTAACATCGATTTAAGAAACGAGTTATCAACAGCTGCGGATTTAAACGAAACTTCATTAGAACAGTCATTAATTGATATTGCTGACTTTAAAGATGAAAGAGGTTTAAAAATCAATGCACAAGCTGTTAAGCTCATAATTCCACCAGCATTACAATTTGTTGCTGATAGACTTATGGAGTCTCCTGGACGTATCAATACATCAGATAATGATATCAACGCAATCAGAAACATGGGTATGGTCCCACAAGGTTACGTTGTTAACAACTATCTGACAGATACAGACGCATTCTTTATCAAAACAGATGTCCCTAATGGTTTAAAACATTTTGTTAGAACACCCGTAAGTACAAGTATGGAAGGTGATTTCGAAACAGGTAATGTTAGATATAAAGCCAGAGAAAGATATAGTTTTGGTTTTAGTGATTGGAGAGGTATTTTTGGCTCTCCTGGAGCGTAAACAAGCTTATTTGTTTAAGGGGGCTTCGGTCCCCTTTCTTTTTTGTATTTAATAATATAAAATGTAGACAGAACTAGGGATATATTAACTATCTATCGACTGCCCTAGCAGACAAGCCAAGACGATAGATTTATTAAGGAGACTTAATATGGCAAAGAGTACATTCTCAGGTCCCGTAAAATCTTTAGCGGGATTTATATCAGCAGGTAATGCAGTAGTTGTTAGTTTAACAGCGGATACTACTTTATCAGTTGCATCACACGCAGGTAAAATATTAACATGTAATGACGCTGACGGTAAATTTACTTTACCAAGTATCGTTGCTACTGACCCTGGAGATAATAGCGACCCAAATCAATTAAATAATTTAGGTGCTTCTTTCTTTTTTGTAGTAGAAACAGCAGCTACCGATATGGATATTTTGACTGACGGAACAGATAAGTTCGTGGGTGGGCTATATACAGGTAAAGACGACGCTACTGGTAAAACATTTATATCTGGTGCATCTAATGATGTAATCACAATGAATGGTTCTACAAAAGGTGGATTAGCAGGTAGTATTGTTAAAGTAACTGCTATTGCTTCAGCAAAATATGCCGTAGAAGGTATAATTTTAGGCTCAGGCACTATAGTTACACCATTCGCTGACGCATAATAGGAGGTCACGATGAGTTCATCAGATGTAAAAGCGTCTAAAGCTTTGACTGCAACTGGACAACTTCAGGGTTTTATTGGTAGTGGTGCAGGCACTGCGACTAATTTAGGACCTATTAGAATCCAATCGATACAAGCACATTCTAGTGCAGCTGATGGTGAAATTAAAATATATGACGGTACTGGTGCTTCAGGCACTAAACTGTTAATACATTTTAAATTTGGTTCAGCAGCGAACGAAAGTTTCGACCATTACATACCTAATGACGGTGTAAAGTTTGGAACTGGTGCTTATGTTGTATTGGCTAATTGTGACTTTTTTGTAGCATACTACAACTAATATGGCAACATCAGGCACAAGAGCTTTTTCAGTTAATGTAGCTAACGCAATCGAAGAGGCGTACGAACTTGCAGGTTTGGAAGCTCGTACGTCTTATGATGCAGTAACTGCAAGACGTTCATTAAATATTATGTTTGCCGACTGGAATAACAGAGGCATACAGATGTGGGAAGTTGCTAAAGTTGAATTAACATTAACTAAAGGCACTAACGAGTATAGTATAAATTCTTTTGATATAGATATTTTAGACGCATACATAGAAAGAACAGTAAATAATGTTATTACAGACCATAGTTTAAGTAGAATGGACAGAAACGAATATGTAGGTATACCTAATAAATTAACTGAAGCTAGACCTACACAATATTGGTTAGAAAGATTAACCACACCAA